TCATACAGAAGTTACAACCAAACGAACAACCTAATGATGTAGAGATTGCTGCAAATGGTGTGCGACCTTCATCAAGAAAGTTTGTGTGCCAATAATGCGCTCTATACTTGTTGAATCCACCTGGTAGTAAATCCCATGCATAGCCAGGCATCACACGATCCATATCTTCCGTTTTGACAATTTCACCTGGAGCACCTATTGCTGTAAATCCGTGTTTCTTATAGACAAGACCACGAACTTTATCTAAGTGATCTTTGTAGTTTGTTTGAAGTAAGTCTAACAGACCATACACACCTTCATTGATGAAAACAAAGTCAACGTAAGGTAAACCAATTACATCATACGGTAATGCAGATGCATGAGAACCAATGAATACAATTTTGATTGAGGGACGAATGAGTTTGAGTTGTCTTGCTAGTCTTGATGCACCAATCATCATTGTGGTGCCTGAGTTTGGATTTTGCCCGTAAAGAACAAATACTGCTATGTCTGTATTTGTAGCAGAAATGCGATGGGCAGAATGTTCAAGGTCTGGCGATGGGTCAGCGTCAAAATCAATGATGCATGGATCGTAGCCCTCTTTACGAACTGCTTGTGCTAAAAGCAACGCCCATGTTGGTGGCTCAATAGCCGAATATTTCTCCGACAGGTCTTGATAAGCCTGCTTCGCACTGCTTGGTATCACAAATGTCACCACTTTTGACATAACAAATTGTCCTATTAATGAAGTTTTTTATTCTTCGCTTCGTGTATACTTTGAATTACTTCTTCTATGATTTGATGTTGTACGTCATCTTCTTCTTGATCTTGTTCTTCCAACAGACCTTCAATCATCTTATCGGAGTCTGCCATTTCACTTACTGTACGCTCAACAAGTCTATCATAATATCTTATCATTGATTCTTTTGGTTCAACAACTGTAATGATATCTGAATAATAAATCATGGCAGAATTTTCTTTGATCAACTCGACTGGTAGCCATGGCATCATCATCATAACGGTCTGACCTGTGGGTAAACGACGAAATACAATACGCATAGGATCATTTACTTGTATTTGATCAGAGTTTTCATCTTCAAGCATAGAAGCCATAATATCTTCACCAGACTGCATTCTTATTAGTTTAACGTTATGCATTCTTGACCTCTATATTGTAAAACTTATATTTGAACTTTTCTTCATCGTATATTCTAACACGTTCTTGCAAATGTTGCAAGGTATAGTTTACATGTTTACCAATACGAAAATCGTCGGCTATGTCGTAAAGAACAGCTTCCGTTTTATTGTCTCCAATTCTTAGACCTCTACCGATTGATTGTAGATTTCTAACTCTCGACTTAGACGGTGAAGCAAAAACCACATTGTGCAGATTACGGATGTTGATGCCTGTACTAAATGTGCCATATGATGCGACAATGATTGCATTGTTTTCCTTTTCGGTTATGGCACGAACTTGTTCACGAACATCCACATCTGTACCACCATAAACGAAAAACACATGTCGATTGGTGGCCTTTTCATCAATCATCTTGTGTAGATGTTTACCGTGTTTCTCTACCAAGTTAAATAGTATAAGTGAGTTACCTTCTAATGACAGCGTGAGATTACGGATAAATTCATTTCTTGCGGTACTTTTAACTATGTAGTCTATTTCAGATTGATAGTCCCATCCTCTGGATAGTTTGCAAACATCTTCTGGATATTTTAACACCAAACACTTGATACGAAAATCTGCTAATTGTTTATTTTCAATCAGTTTAGCAGTAGTTGTAGACTGGTATACTGGACCAAATAAGCCTTCTAATACAAGTTTATGAGTCTGTGTGCCATCAATTGTTCCTGTACAACCAATACGATACTTAGCATTCTTTAAGCCGGTCATGATTGTGGTCAAAGACTTTGCTTTGAATTGATGTGCTTCATCACCCAACACAAAATCAAACTGTTCAAAGTATTCTGGCGGATTCTTGTAGATAGACTGCCATGTAGTGATCGTCAGAAACTTGTCGGTGTGTTTCTCTTTGCCTGAATACTGACGATGACAATAAGTATCTGTATCATAGCCATAAGATTTAAAATCGGAATACATTTGCTCAACAAGTGATGTTGTTGGTACAATTAGCAATCCTTTTTTGTAATTTACATGTTGCAAATATCTTAATATAAGATACTGTATCAACGACTTACCTGATCCAGTCGGTGATAATAACAACATTCGCTTGTTTCTAACGGCAAATAAGAAGGATTTGTATTGATAGTCTCTTACACCTTCTGCTATAATGCTTTTGTCCAGATGAAGTTGCTCTAGAAACTCATTAGCTTCTAATGCTGAAAAACTTTCTGTATTGTTTACAGCAGCATCAATCTCTAGTTTGTAATTTCTCTCTTCACAAAATTTCTCAATGTAAGGCACCAGACCATGATAGATAGTGTATGTACGTAAGTCAGCAAGTCTTATTTTACCATCCCACAAACGATTCTTATACGCTGGCATGAATTGATAACCAGGTACAAAAAACGTAAAGTAATCCGCAAGTTCTTGTGCAATACTTTTTTCACACGCAAATCGGATAAACGCTTCATTTTGCTTATATAAGATTAAATCAGACACCTTGTATGAATTTTTCCCAATCAATGAACGAACGAAGTTCCCACGTTCGGTTGTTTAGTTCTTTAAGTATTGCTTGGCAGACTTCAACAATTTCTTCATGAAGTAATTTTTTGGCAAGATATTTGTTGATATCTTCGTCTGCTTCTAAGTATGTATTGATCTCAGATTTGAGTGTAAATGGAAATGGTTGCCAACCACGCTTCTCAAGTTCGTCTTCATCAAGTCTACCTGTGTAGTATTCCCATTTTAATTTACGCCACTTGTTGTAGTTGAACTCCGCTTCTTTGGCCAATAACCGATGTGAAGAAAGAATGTTTAGATACTTTGAATGAAGTTTAGGAATATCAATCAGTGCTTTACCAGGTTCAGTGCGGTCAATATTTGAATCCGCAGTCCACATTTGTAATACTTCGTCAAGTTTGCTCATAGTATACCTCCTGTTAGGAGTATATCACAATTAAAATAATTTTTCTACGTTATAATAGGTAAATCTGAATGTAGCGTCTGCTGTGATGATTGTCTCTGGTGTATCGGTAGATGACATAACAAAGCCAGAAAGCGAAATTGGAAATAAATCTTTGAAAGTAAAACGATAATAAGGTTTATTGGATGCTGAGAGAATTGTTACCGCACCATCACAGTATTGAGGTAATTTTGCTGGCATTGCCGAAGCAAATTGGTTTAATTTTGCTAAATTTTGGTATTCTTCATACTCTGTCGGGAAGGTCATCGCACGTAACCAGTCATGTATTTCTAACCAAGATAACATTTCCGCATCAACGATAAATGTGACATTCAATACATCATAGATTGTTTTTTCGCCAGGTGCATACAATTCAACAAATGGGTTTTGTACAGGAATCTCTGACGTTGAAAGACCAGGCAAAGAAATCGTTTGTGCAAAGTATTGCAGATTCGGCGTACGAGCCATATTCAGCGTAAACTTGTTAGGCTGTAGGCTATTTGGATTTAGTGGGTTACGTGTAAGAACTGTCATACTCTTATTTATGCACCATAAAAAAGAGGCTCCCGAAGGAGCCTCTCTAAAGAACCACTCTGTGGTGGCTTTTTTAATTACATCAAGTTCGCAATACGGAAACCACGGTAGTAGTTGTTGCTCTGAGTATTCAGAGTACCAAGACCTTGTGTGGTGCCTTCTGCGAATGGGTTTGCTACCAGACCGTAACGAGTCTTGAAGCCGATCTTTGGCTGGAATGTACCAGTATCGACTGCACGAACCATTTGCAGCGGTACGTATGGGCAGTAGAACATACCAGCATCGTATGCGTTTGTGCCTTTGTAACCAACTACAGCAAATTCGGATGTTGAACCAACTGGGAAGTATGGATCAATGTAGACTTTGATACGACCGAAGATTGTACCAGCAAATGTGTTGCCTGTATCGTCAACTGTCAGTGATACTTGACCAGCAAGTGCTGAGTTATAGTCAAGGATACCAGCCATCGCCAAAGCGGATGCTACGTCTGAAGAACAGATAACGATGTTACCTTTACCACGACGAGTTGTCTTAGCGATTTGGTTTGCTTCACGCTCAATCTGGAATGCCAGACCTTTGATCTTTTCAACCATCCAACGACCGTTTGAGTCTGTGTCAAGGTTGAATGCACCAGCAGTTGTTGTACCTGCTTGGCAACCTGGCTTAGCGATTCTGTAGATTGTACGGATAACTTCACGGTTGATTTCAGCAAGAATTTCAGCGGACAGAATGTTAGCCAGTTCTGTTTCAGCGTCAAGACCATGAACTGCTTTCAAGTCTTGTGCCAGTTCCATTGAGTATTCTGCTTTCAGCGCACGTGTACGGGCTGTTACAGTGACTTTCTCAATTGAGAATGCCATTTCTTGGAATGTGTTACCAGCAGCGCCGTCACCCAGTGCTTCAGCAGAACCAGTTGTCATAGCGCCAGTTGGAGCAGCGTTACCAACAAACAGATAGTCAGTTGTGTTACCAGCAATGTTCATTGAAGAAGCAACGATTGCACCGTTAGCACCTGAGAATGCTGTGTTTGCTTCGTTGTAGAATGCTTCTGTACCGCCTTGACCAGCATAACGTGTACGCATCGCAAAGATCAGGCCTGTAGGACCTGTCATTGGCTGAACGCCGCAAACGTCATAAGCGATCAGGTTTGGCAGCGAACGACGAACCAGGCTGATCAGAATTGGGTCAAAACCAGCAACAGGACCAGCAGCAGCAGCACCGCCACTGAAACCACCTGTACCAGCAAAGTTAGTTGGTGAACCTGCTTCGTTCAGAATATGACCTTCTTTGATCATTTCTTGTGCTTGGTTCTCCAGAATTACCGCTGTAACTGCTTTACGGTATGGATCTGCAATGGCAGGCATGTCTGGGTGATCCAGAACTGCGTCCCATTTCTTTTGTAGATTTTCAGACAAATACATTTAGTATCTCCTTTTGTTATTATTTAAATTTTGATTTTTGAAATCGCTTGTACAACTGAAGCGACATATGGATCAGCGGCAGTTTTCTTTTCGCTACCATCGTCTTCTACTTCTTCATGAAGTTGTGCAACATCGGCTTTCTTAACGCCTGATGGGAAGTAGTTCTCACGAATTGTCTCAAGTTTTTCTACGAATTCTTCCTCTGTGGAAAATTCTACACTCTCTGCAAGTGCTTTGATTTTTTCTACTTGAGTTGCTGTGAGACCTTCACAAACTTCATTTACTAGTTGTACTTTAATTGCCTCAGTAAGTTGTTTCTTATACTGAATATTGGCTTCAATTTCTTCATTCAGTTTAACTTCCAGTTCTTCGACTTTAGATGCAAGTTCATCTACCAGTTCGACTTTATCTTCTGGAACGTTAATGTAGTTTTCGGCAAACAGATTACGCAGACCAGCAATAAAGTCTTCTGTGATTTCGGAACGCAGACCGCTTTCGATAGCGATTTCGTTCTCTTGCATCCACTGCTCTACTACGTAGTTCAGGTAATCATCTACCTTTTCTGTGAGTTCAGATTTGATTTCCTCAAGAGCCTCTGCCAACATGCCAGCATATTCTGCTTCCATTTGTTCTTGGATCTGTGCAACACGGTCAAATACACGTGCTTCAAAGATTGTAGCAGCTTTTGCTTTGAAGTCTTCAGAAATGCTTGAGTCATCAGCAAACAATGAAGCAACATCTTCTTTCATTTGTGCTTTCATTTCTTCGATTGCTGATTCATCATCAATCAGTTCTTCTTCTTCGTTAGCTTGTTCAGGCATCATTGCTGTACCTGTACCCGCTTTCATGTTCTTGTCGCCAAGTTGAACATCGCTTGATGCTGCTGAAGGCTTAGTTGTAGGTGCTGCTGCACTCTTAGCATTGCCTTTGCTTGACAACTTGTTAGAATCATCAGTAGGTTT